CTTGAGAACCAGTAGTTCCTTGAGTACCTTGAAGACCCTGAAGTCCTTGAGAACCAGTAGTTCCTTGAGTACCTTGAAGACCCTGAAGTCCTTGAGAACCAGTAGTTCCTTGAGTACCTTGAAGACCCTGAAGTCCTTGAGAACCAGTAGTTCCTTGAGTACCTTGAAGACCTTGAAGTCCTTGAGAACCAGCAATTGCAATTGGAGCCCAACTAACTCCAGCACCAGTAGATACAAGAACTGATGTTGTAGTTCCTACAGAGTTATTGAAATCATAAAGTCCACCAGTAAGTCTCAGATTACCTTGAACGTGTAATTTTTCTGTTGGAGTTACTGTTCCTATACCAGTGTTACCAGAAATCGTTACATTGTCATCAATATTTGTTGTTCCACTTTGTGAATTTAATTCTAAGTTTCCAAAAGTGCTATAAATTAAATTCGCAGAACCTATACCAAGCTCAATGTCGTGAGCATCCACACCACCATCAAATGAACCTTTACCATAAAAATTAGCATCTCTCCAACGATTTGCTCCAAGACCTATCTGTGTTGGTCTTCCAATATCATAAACACCATCACCAGTAGGATAAAAATTTGAAGAGATTCTTCCAGGAATACTAATTAAATCAGTACTTCCAGCACCAAGAGTTACACTTCCATTAACTTGTAATTTTGTTGTTGGATTTGTCGTCCCTATACCAACATTACTTGATGTACTTATACCTGCTGTATATGTAACCCATTGGGATGAAGTTCCACCACCACCTCCACCACTTTGAAAGATAGTTCCATTTTGATATAAGTTTCCTGTGAAATTAATATCACCAGAAACCCAGAGTCTTGTCGTTGGATTTGTTGTTCCTAAACCAACATTTCCTTCTGTATAATATAATCCAACACCTACTGTTTCCGTCCAAGGTGTTAATAATGTTACAGTTGTTCCGACGCCGACACCACCAGTATCCTTCTTCGCAAACAAACGACCATCATAAGTATTAAGTGCTAATTCACCTAATTCCAAGTCTGCGTTTTGTGGTCTCTTTCCTTCTACGGCAGATCGTCGAATGCGAAATGGTAGTTGTTCGGACATCGGTATATACCTACAAAAAAAGAAGGATTATATAATCCTTCTAGTATTTATTCTTCTTCTTTGTTTAGTTCAACAAGTGCTTCAAGTGCTCCTTGAACTTTTAAAAATTGTTCCTTCTTAGTAACAAATTGTCTTTCTAAACTTTGTAATTCTTCTGCCAAACTTTGTAGTTGTTTGGTAAGATTTTCAATCATTTCTTGTTGTTTCATATGAATATAGAATCATTATAGAGGTATTTATCAAGTTTTCATAATGAAAGCAAGTGCATAGTATGGAGGAAGGTTTGCATTTATTTGGTTATTTGCAGTTCCAGCATATGAAATATTTGCATGCCCAGTACCTGTAGTCCTAGTTTGACCTCCATATCTTGGAGTATTAAGATCATTTCCTTGAAGTCTTAGTGGATTATTATCTGGACTGTTTATTCCTGGATCATAATTGTGAGTGTGACCAGCATCAGTGTGATTATGATAAGGAATTATTGCATCCTTATTACCACCAGTTTGATTGACACCAACTCCAGGATAAACACCATCTCCTCCACTAGTAGCACCTACAATAAACCTATCCTGTAGATTTGGAGTTCCATTTGTTCCATTGCATAATGCCCATCCAGTTGGAATATTTGCAATAGTTCCAGACCACATAATAATTCCACCAGTAGGAATTACAGCTCCAACAGCAAGTTGCGCAGCAGTTATAGTATTATCAGCAATCTGTGCAGCAGTTATAGTTTTATCAGCAATCTGTGTAGCAGTTATAGTTTTATTGTCAATATCTGCTCCAACAATTGTTCCGTCTCTATAAATCTGTACTTCGGTAGGCATTTGAGAATCTTTCCTTTTATTAGTATTTAATCAAAAAATCTATCAATATTTGATGCACGCCAGAAGTGCTACGTTTCTTGGGCGGGTTTCTGTTCCACCATTACCATACATAGAAAAACTTGTAGAGTTTTGTGGTCTATTTCCGGGTCCCATTGACCAAGCTTCCCCCAATGATCCTGATATTTCAACTTGTAATCCATCAATTGATGTTTGGTGGTTATGACTCTTGAAGTCATCTGCCTGCGTAGAACCAAAAGTTCTTCCAGCATCAGCACCACTCCTACCATCTGTCCAACCACGAATAAACTCACCTCTTAAATCTGGAAGTTTTCCGGCAGCACCATAAGTGCTTCCGAGAATAGCATAAAGAGCAGAGAAGTTGGCAGTAATTCCTTGAACTGTTCCAGTTCCATTTGGTATAGTATCACCATTTGCCTTAAGATATCCAGATGGTGCTGTTGATGTTGCGAAATGGAATACTGCCCCAGCTGGAACAGCTTGAGTTATATAAGTATTTGAATCAACGGAACCATCTGCTTTTAAGAATTGACTTGCAGTTCCACCTGATTTCACAAATGATGATGCAGTTGCAATTCCTACGGTAATATTGGGAGTTCCTGTAAGATTGGAAGCAGTAGCAGCATTACCAGCAAATGAAGATTTCCAAGCAAGACCAGATGCTGTATTACTATCAGCAGTTAATATCTGATTATCACTACCAACACCAAGTTTAATTCCTAAATTATCAGTTGCAGAACCAACTAAAAGCACACCTTTAACACCATCCCAATCTTGGTTTTGAGTAAGGCCACCCAATCCACCAAAGGCAATAATAAAACAAGATAGACCAGCAGTAGGAGGATTGGTCCAAGCAGATGCTGGGAATGTTATATTGCTACCAGAAGTTGTGTAATCTGTATTGGCTCTTTGTATAATACCACCAACAGATACAAGTAAATTTTCTGCACTAATTGGAGTAAATGCTGTATTATCTATTGTTCTAAGTGCAAATGTTCTAGTTCCACTTGCACCATTTCCATCAAAAGTTATAGATTGTAGTTGAATTGAATTTCCATTTGGCAATGTGCTGTTCGTAACTGGTGGTTGAATGGAAAATCCAGCAGCAGTATCAAGTTCTGACTTTGTTAATGCTTTAGCAGTACCAGTTGCTCTCAATAAGAGTGCTTCATTTATTGCATTTGTAACTTTAAATCCTGATGCAGTTACTTGACCTGTAACTCCTAAAGTAGTTCCAACAGTTACTCCACCAACAACTTCTAAGTCTCCAGATGTTTTTATTTTTCCACTGGAAGTAAGAGTTCCAGTATTAGTTACATTGCCACTAGTATCCACAGAGAACTTGTTGGAACCCGAAGCAGTTAGGTTGAAAGCACCACTAATATCCAAACTACCAGCAATTACTGTATTTCCAGTAGTACCAGCAACAGTAAATTTATTGGTGTTTAATGTTAAACCACCACCAGCAGTTAATCCACCAAGGAAGGTTGCATTACCACTCGTATCAATCTTTAATTTAGTTTCTGGTAAAAATCCACCACCAAGATTTCTATCAAAACTTTCATCATCAAAATAAGCAGTATCAGGTCTTGCAAGTTTCCAAGAATTACTATCACTTACATCAATACCAGCATACCAACGTTGTTTGTTAGTGCCATTTAAATTATTATCCCAAGAGATTACAGCATCACCACCATTTCCTGAGTTTGTAATTCTTAAATGACTTCCTCTGGTTTCTGTAAGAGTATTATTTATAGTTGCAGTGATGGTTCCACCAGTACCAATTCCCAATCTATCATTTGATTGATTTTGGAATATAATTGGTGAATTGTGATTGTGATTTACGACAAATCCAGAAGCACTTGATGATAATTGAGATCTACCAGCAGTAGAACTAGAACCATCAATACCAATGGTTCCACTGACTACTAATTTGTTGGTTGGATTTGTGATTCCAATACCAAGGTTTCCAGTACCAGTAAGAGTTGCAATTGGTGTTGTTCCAACATACCATTTAAATTGTGCGTTATTATCAGGAACAGAAGACCACAAAGCAGTATTTTCTATACCAAGTGCATAATCAGTAGTAGAAGAAGTAAGATTTGGATCAAATACAATTTTAGTTCCAGTACTTCTTGTCGTAAATGTAGGAGGATCCCAAGCACCATCTTTAACAAAATCAATTCGGTTTCCACCAGAACCATTCAGGTATATTTGTCCTCCACCAGTTGCAGGATTGTTTGCTTGTGTGGACTGGAATTGCCCTGATGTGTGAAGTTTTGAAGTTGGATCTGTGGTTCCAATACCAAGATTGCCAAGAATATAAGCATTATTTGCTACTTCTAAATCATAAAGTCTTGATTTGAGTGCAGTATTGGAATTTGCAATAGTTGGTGGGTCAACATAAATTGCATAAGAAGTTCCACCAACTCCACTAAATTTTGCAGTCTTTCTAACATTAATAACATCAAAATTGACATCATTCAATACAACGTTTGATGTGAATGCAACAGTACCAGTGACTGATAAATTTTGAAGTTTGGTATCCCCCGCAACATATAATTCCGCATCACCAACACCACCAATACCAGAGAATATACTTGTGTCTCCAATACCAAGTCTATCAACTCTAATATCTAAAATATCAGCAGAATTACTAATCAAACCAAACTTCTTCCATTCATTATTGACATATACTTGACCGATAGAACCATCAGTTGGATTTGCCTTTAATGAAATATCACCAGAGTTGGAAGATGGAACAGTTAAAGATGTTGGAGTAGAAATACCAACAGTAATTAACTTGCCTTGTGATGCAGTCCCTTTGATGAATAAATTTTTTGTATTAATTCCTTCTTCTGCAGTATTCGTAACTTTTTTTGTAAAGTTTACAGGACCATAGAATTGAGAACTTTGATTTCCATTATCACCACCTTCAACAGTAATTCTTTCTTTTACAAGGACATCATCGAAAATACCACTTGATTTATTTTGATTTTCTCCTTGTGCGTCGTCACCAGTAAAGGAAATGATAGGTGCATCAATAACTCTTTCTTCACCAGTAGCAGAACTTGTTTTTGTAGTTCCCGAATAAAATTCACCCAAGTCATTCATACCACTATAAACGACTGTACCACCTGCCTGTTCTCTTGCTTGGGAAGTCAATATATCATCTTCCGTAAGAGTTCTAGTTTGCTTTTGGGGCATACCAGTTGAATAGTTACCAGGACCATATCCAAGATACTCAAAGGTATGACTTGATGCTCTCATAAATGAAGGTCTACGAACTTCCATTGGAAGAACGTCAATCTTTTTGACTTGAGTTCCTACTTCGGCAGTTGTCTTGTAAGTACTAAATTGTCCTCTAAGAACTTCAAATGTATTTCCAGTTGGAGCACTTGCAAGACGAAGAATTTCAGCATTAATAAGAACATAATCACCACGATTAAATCCAGCAGCACTACTCAATCCAACAGTAGAACTAGAAGTTGTTAGTGTAATGGTTAATGACGTGGTAATACCAGCATAAATGTATGAACCTCTGGAACCAAGATTTTCTTCTCCTCTGGTTAAGTTTAATGCGTTTGCACTGATAGCACCTTTAAGAAGTGTTCCTGTTGTTGATGCTTTTGTTTGAGTTACAATTCCAACATAGAACGTGAATGTATTGAGACCAACATTCTCTTTAACAAAGAAAGAACCATCATAAATCGTATGACCACTTTCAACAATTGTAAATTTATTACCTGCAAGTAATCCGTGTGCGGTTGATGTGGTAACAGTAACAATTCCTGTTGATACAGAATCAAACCGGAACGAAGTAATTCCAACTCCTTTTGATGATAAAACTGCTGTTGGTATTCTTCCATTTGTATTTTGAGTATAAGCAGATACTCCAGCAGGATTATAAATGGTGAAAGATTTAGAAGATGGAACACTCAAAATCTTATATACACCATTTAAATTGGTTTGGTTAAATCCAGAAAGTTCAATACCATCTCCAATATTATTATTAATTTCATTAACTGATATTGTTGAATTAACCGAAGGAGTAATTCCAGGTGGACCAGAAACTGTTAATGTATTTCCAACAACATATGCAGAACCTGGGTCAACGATACTTACAGATTGAACTGTTCCCGCAGCCAGATTTGCTCTTACCGAACCGTTTGCTCCAGAACCACCAGTAAGACTTGATGCATAAATTGTAGTATTTCCATAACCAGCACCAGCAACAGAGATTGATACTCTTTTTAATGAGTTTAATGTGTGCTCTACATCTGTAAAAACAGTAATTGTTGTTCCTGCAATTCCACTTGTTGATATACCAGTAATTCCAAAACCAATTCTTGTATTCCTTACGAAAGAATTGATTGCTTCTTTGGTGATTGATTTTTTCTTATCACCAGTGACTACTTTACCTAATGTTTTTATATCTGCATAACTAACTGCTTCAGTTGGGTCTGCATTAAAATTATCACGGTCAATTTGTGGATAAAGATTTCTTATATCCTGATTAAATGATTTTAATGAAATTCCATATCCAACTGATGAAACTGGTCTTACATTTGATGCAAGAATAGTTAAATTATAAATTCCATCTTGACCTTGAGTTCCAGGAACGTGATTTTTGATGGTATTTACTCTGTAAATAAAATAATTTCCAGAATATTGTTCTCTAGATACTAAAGGTAATTGGTCTCTTTCCTGCCTAGTATCACGTTCATTGATTAGGTTTGTATAAGTTCCTGGATTAATTTTTACGCCAGAAATTTGATAAGTAAATTGTTTTGTGCTTGGAACTGAAAGAACTTGATATGAACCGTTATAAGTCGAAGTTAACCCAGTGCCAAGTGGATTATTTGTACTCTTAATCTTTTGGACTTTGACTTTATCACCAACTATAAATCCGTGTGGAAGTTCTGTCGTTGCTGTTACAGTTTGTGTCCCATTCGAAACATCCCCAACTGTTGCATTTGAGATAATTTTTTCATTTCTCAAATAGGTAGGTGGTGTCGAACCATTAATGGTATATGTATTGTCAAATGAAATTGTGCTTACTCCAACAGTTTTGGATTCTTGTAATATAAATCCTCCTTGTGGTGGTCTTGCATTTGTAAATTCTTTTGGAATTACATAACGAACCTTATAAACTCTATCTTCAATGGAACGAGTATCAACTTTACGTTTTACAAAAGTTGATGCAGTTTCATTTCCCAATGATGTAGTTCCAAGATTAACAATTGTATTATAAATTTGATTTGTTGTAGTTGTTGTTGAACCTGTAATATACCACTGATTTTGTGTTGTACTATATTGAATAGGATGCCCTAAATCACCAGGCAATTTATCAGTTACAGAACTTATAATAGTAAGTGTACCACCGTTATTATTAATTCCTGTTATTGGTTGATTTGCAATTGCATCATTTAGTGAATATGCAAGTTTAATTTCATTTGAACCAAGTCCTGTAGTGATTGCATAATAAACAGTATCTACATCAATTCCATCTGGTGCTTGACTTGTATCACTAAAAATTCTTACACTCTCACCATTGTAAAGTTGATGATTGGCACTTAATGTAAATGTGTTATTGGTAATATTATTTTGTGTTCCAGTTTTTGTTACTGTATAAGTTTTCTTTGCAGAAACACCAGTTCCGCTTGGAACAGGCATTAAGATTGGAGATGTGTATGTTGTTTGTGCCGTTCCAACAACAACCGTAAGATTCAAAGTATCATTTTCTCTTGCACCAATTCTATAACCATCAACTTGATGTGTTGGTGCAATATCTTGGGATTTGTAATTATAAAGGTACAAATTACTTGTAGTTGCAGCACTTATTGTTTTTGTAACATCTAAAGACAACCAAGTAACTTCATTTTCAATATCATCAATCTCTTTTGGCGGGATGATGTGCGTAATGTAACCTACATCATCTCTATCAAATGATTCATCTCTAAATCCAACCGACTCAAGAGAAATGGCACCAAAGTTTGAGTTTGAGTTGGTGATGGACATATCACCACCACTTTCAGTTACAAAGTGTTTAGCAAAACCAATTGCGAAAATTGAAACACATTGAATAAATCCGTTATTTGATACACGAATGTGTGTATTTTCATAATCTGGTTTATAAATCGCATTCCCATTCGTATGTAATGGTCTTTGAGTGCTGTTAATATCTAAAGTTGCATTACTTTGATAAGCACCATTCTCATAAACTAAGAAAGCATTATCATCTTTTTGAAGTGAAACCCCAGTAAACTGGGCAACTACCATACTCTTAAATCCATCTGCCTTTGCTCCATCGGCCCACATTCCATTAAGACCATAAACGGAACGAATGGAACAATTGAAGACGTAAGGAGACGCAGAACTTACTGTATCTGATTCAATTGTTACAATACCACTCTCATAATCACTTGCTACTGGACTTGCGTTTGCTGGTGCGGCAGTAGATGTATAAGTAAATGTTGTTAAACCAACAACTTCTTTTACTGTAAATGAACCATTAAATGCTGCTCCATCTGCTGCAATGCCAGAAATCAAGACAGGACTATCAATAGCCAATCCGTGTGGTTTATCGTCTCCTGTTAAGAAATCTTTGGTTGTTACGGTAATAACATTTTTTGGAGTAACTATACCATCTCCACCAAAAATTGATGAAATGCCAATTGGATTTGCTTGAAGTGAACCAACAATACGGTATTCATCAGTAGAAGGTTCAAAATCACTATTGCTTGGATAGTCAAGAATTCCTCTTCCTGTTGTATCACCATATGCTTTTGCGACCTTATAATAATACATATCAAGGTCAGTCAAATCGGTCTGTTCGGTTCCACCCAAAACAACCTTATTCACACCATCTGCATAGGCAAATGATACTAATTTATGGTGAGAATAATTAGGAACAAAACGATTATCTGTATAATCTCTAAATACTGTCTTTGTTGTATCAGCATCTAAAAATGTAAAGATACTAAAATAACAAGTACCAGTTACATTGAAGATACTGCTATTTTCAACAGTAGTATCCTCTGGATTTGGAACATAAAGAGGACGAATTTTTGTCTTTCTTAAATCATAACCAATAATGGATGTGCCACGAGGTAAAATAACACCACCATTAACCGAGTTAAATTTATATAAGTCGTTATTTGTATCTAAAATATCATAATTTGTATTTGTATTAAACTCATCAAGAGTTGTAGAGGTCCAAGTTGTAGCACTTGTTCTCTTTTTATAAGTTACGTTATTTCCAGATGCCGTAATTGAATAACCAGGTCTATTGTCAATATAGTGAGTTCCTGGATAAACTAAAATTGTAGTTCTATCAATCTTATCGTTATTTCTTCCGTTCTGATATGAAAATCTTGCTGCTTCAATTAATGCTCTTTGAATTGTTTTAAATGGACGAGTTAAAGAGTTTCCTTGATTCTCAAAACTATCAGTAGCATCAAAATCTGATGGACTTACATAAAGAATATTACCTTCTGCATTCTTTAAGAAATTTTCTAATCTAGAGAGAGGCATCTTACTCGCACTATAATCTTTTCTAGTTATATTTAGACGCTAAAAAACCTCCCAAAAGGAGGTTCTAAAGTCTATTCATCACAAGGCATATCTTGTGGATTTTCTAGTTCCACATCGAACAAACAAGGATGTGCTTCTTCATCTATAAGATAGAAAGATGAACGATACAAATCTTCTGGTTCAAATCTTCTTTGTAAATCTGCTTGTTTCATTAAATCTGGGTCTTCATACGCATAATGTGGTAGTTCATCAAACGTAAAGGGAACTTCATTAATAAAATACATCTTCACAATCATACTACCTTCATTATACCAGCAGTAGGCATATGTGATCTTGTATTTCATTTTATTGTCCTTACATACTTGTATTTAACTCATTCAGTTCACCACGAAGTTCAGCAAGTTTTGCCGTCGCAAGACACTCCACACACGTCCAATATGTCTCACCACTAATTGGGAAGTTCTCATCAACAAAATGTGCTGCCATATCTTCCTGCATTCCACGGAGGTCAGCAAGAGTGTCTTTGGTAATCATCATAAGCAAAACTCGTTCGGTGCTTCCATATCATAGCACAAAAAGACCCCCCTTGTGTGGGGGTCTGTGCCACTTTGAAAAGTGCCTCAACCAAAAACTTTTTTATAAACTTCGTCCAATCTTTCTTTTAAAATATCATTTTCTGCTTTCAGTTCTTTAACTGCCTCAACCAAAGCACCAATCACACCATTATAATTGACTGTCTTGATTTCTTCACCATTTACAAGTTCTGGTAATACTTTCTCAACTTCTTGTGCGATAACACCAGCAGAGGACCTATTGGTTTCTTTCCAATCGAAAGTTACACCACGAATTTGAATCACTTTTGCTAATGAACCATCAATTTGATGAATATTAGTTTTTAAGTTGAAATCCGAAAGTGAATCAAAATCAGTAGACGTTGTAACACCAGAAACAAAAATATTAGTAGCAGTTAAGAATCCTACTGTTGCAACTCCAATATAAGCATCAGTGGCAGTTAAGAATCCTACTGTTGCAACTCCAATATAAGCATCAGTGGCAGTTAAGAATCCTACTGTTGAGATACCAAAAACATTAAGTTGTTGAGTTGTTAAATTTGTTGTTGTTGTAATTCCTAAAGTACTGACCCCAGTAATTCTAACATCACCAACAACTGTAAGTTTTGATGTTGGATTTGTAGTTCCAATACCAACACCAGTTTGATTGATTCTTACTTGCTCGTTTGCTGATAAAAATCCACCAGCAAAGAATGAAAGATACTTTGCTGCATTACTAGTAGCAATACCAATTGATAAACTACCATCAGAAGTATATAAGTATCCATCCAATGCTCCATTGACCGTCCAAGAACCAGAAGAGAAAGTACTATTATTAATACCTAAGTCAATAAAGTTTGTTGTATCAGACCCAGTATCTGCCGTAGCAATCAAATCAGCAGAAGCACTTGTACCAGCAAGAGAGTTTCTTATATTAAGTTGAGTATAACCATCTACACTGCCAGTAAAATCAGCAATCGCATGTGTTAGCCCAGTAGTTGGAAGAGCATTATTAGTAATTGTGAGTTTATATTCTGGAATTGTGGTTCCAATACCAATAGAACCATTAGCACTCACAATAAAAGCAGTTCCATCTGGACTTGCTTCATCTTCAACTATCAGAGCATTTCCAGAACCAGTTTGAGTAATTCTTACTGCATTTGATGATGTATTACTAGAAACAATTAACTGCTGAAGAGTTCCAACACTCGTTATGCCAGAAGCAGTAGAAACACTAGATGCAAGTTCAGTGGAACTTAAAACTGGATTATCATTGATTTGATAAACTTTTCCATTTGCAAGGTTAAAATTTTCACTTGATTTTAATGCACTTGAACCATAGTTCCATAGTAAAGTTTTTTGAATTGAAGTTGAACCAATACCAATTCCAGCACCATCCAATAAAATAGGGTCTGTAAAGGAAACTGCAACTCCAATTGTTTTAGCACTTGATTGTATAGTTGCTTGTGTGGTTGTAACTGTTGTCCCATCAACTTGAAGATTTCCAAGAATTCTTACAGTTCCTGTGGATACACCAATTTGATGTGGACTAATATAAATTGTATTTGGACCACTAATAATACCTGTGGCAAATCCTATATTTTCTGTTGAAATACCAGTTGAAAATGAAGTAGCAGTTATAATGCCAGAAGTATTGATGTTGATAGTAGAACTTACGTTATTAGCAGTAGTTGCTGTACCAGAGAAAGTGGTAGCGGTGATAATTCCTGCTCTAAAGTTTCCACTTGCATCACGAGCAACAATTGCTCCTGCTGTGTTGGCACTTGTTGCATTTGATGTTACTGTAAATGTAACTGCAGTTCCTGTTGCTTGATTTGCAGTAAAGGTCGCAATACCAGATAATCCCGTTCCTGATGTTTTGAGGTCTAATGTCCCATCACCAACAGTGATTCCACTGGTGGTTACTCCAGTAATTATGCCCTTACTATTGACTGAAATTGATGGAATAGCAGTGCTTGAACCATAAGTTGCAGAAGTAACACCAGAAAGTGCTAAAGTTACTGCCAATCCAACATTTTGAGTTCCATTAAATGCAACAGAAGAACCAGTGGAAACATCACCACTTACACTAAAATATCTTGTATTTTGTAATTGTATAGCAGTATCTGCTATACCAGTAATAGTGCCTTCAATTGGTCCTACAAATTTAGAAGCAGTTATAATACCACTAGTGTTTACATTGGCAGTTGTAGTTAAACCAGAAGCAGTAGTTGCTGTTCCAGTAAGATTTCCTACAAAACCTCCAGTAGCAGTTATAATACCACTAGTGTTTACACTTGCAGTTGATGTTAAATTAGAAGCAGTAGTTGCTGTTGCAACATTGCCAGAAATACTAATATTATAAGTTCCGGATAATCTTGCGGTACTAACAATACCAGTAGTTATATTTGCTGCATCTGCAAGATTTGTAGCAGTAGTAGCAGTACCTTGAAAAGTTGGAGCAGTAACAGCACCTATAAATCTCCCAGTACCATTTACATCCAATCCTGCTGCTGGTGTATCTGTTCCAATTCCTAGATATTTTGCAGCAGGATTAAAAATAATATAATTGTATGATGAAGAAACACTCGAAATAGTCCCAGAAGTTTGAGGTGTAACTAAAAGGTACTGATATTCACCAGTATTGATTGTGGATGATTGATTTGTTAGTACTCCAGTTAAACTAACACCAGAACCAACAAAACGAGTAGCACTTACAATACCAGAAATATTTGCATTTCCACTTACATTTAATCTTTCAGTTAGAACTGTGGTTCCTATACCAACTGAATAAGTATTTGATAAAACTAAATTCGATGCAACTCTACCACCGATGGAAACGTCAGTACTAATAGCAACAGTTGGTGCGTTAAGATTCAAACTTCCCGCATAAGTGATGGTAGAAGATGCTATAGAAATTGTTGGCGTACCAGGGTCACCAACAAAGTTTATCCCCTTTACTCCAAAGTTTTTATCTGCCATCGGTCTTTTTAGTTATTTATGAATTGGGAACTAGGCATACCGAAAAACATAATATAAATTCAGTGTTAGAGTAAAGTATTTCTAGCAAATCTATAAGTCGTCAAACCACTAACACCAGTTTGTGGAGTTGCTTGAAGAATACAATTTCCACCACTAATTGTTGCTCCAATAGAAACAATTGGTAAATTATTATACATTACTCCATATTCTTGTGAATATGCAGTAGTTTGATCTTGTGTCACAAGAACCTTTTGTGCCTGAATAGAAGAACCAAAACCAATATGAATTGTGTATTCGGCAACCTTAAAGTCAGTAGAAGAAACAGAGAAACTATCTATCGTTGTAGAAATACCAACAGATGCAAAAAATGTTCCAACTCCAGTTTTTATTCCATAAGTTTCAACTTGAAGTGGTGTTCTTGGATTTGTGGTTCCTATGCCAACAGAACCAGAAATATAAGCACCACCAGTAACTTGAAGTCTTTGTGCTGCTGTTCCAGTAGAAGTTGCTGTTCCTATAATAACTGGCCCATCAGTAAATGTGGAAAAACCACTAACGTTTATGGAAGGAAAATTTTGTCCTGTAGATGATGATAAACTTCCAACCAAAGTGCCATAAAATGCATTAGCAGTTATAATCCCACTAGTGTTTATGTTAATAGTAGAACTTACGTTATTAGCAGTAGTTGCTGTACCAGTAAGATTTCCAGTAAGATTTCCTACAAAACCTCCAGTAGAAGTTATAATACCGGAAGTATTAATATCAATAGTAGAACTTACGTTATTGGCAGTAGTTGCTGTACCAGTAAGATTTCCAGTAAAACTAGAAGCAGTTATAATACCAGAAGTATTAATATCAATAGTAGAACTTACGTTATTGGCAGTAGTTGCTGTTCCAGTGAGAGTTCCAGTAAAACTAGAAGCAGTTATAATACCAGAAGTATTAATATCAATAGTAGAACTTACGTTATTGGCAGTAGTTGCTGTTCCAGTAAGACTTCCTACAAAACCTCCAGTAGCAGTTATAATACCAGAAGTATTGATACTGGCAGTTGTAGAGAACCCAAGAGCAGTAGTTGCTGTTGTTGCTGTTCCTGTAAGATTTCCTGTGACATTTCCTGTAAGATTTCCCACAAAAGTAGTAGCAGTTACAATACCCAATACTTTTGTATTACCAATAACGTCAAGTTTTACTGTTGGTTGTGTCGAACCTATGCCAATATTTGTATTAGAATATACAAAATCAGGTGCTCCTGCTAAAAGACCACTACTTGCCTTATATGGTATCGAATCTACGTTTCCTGGACCAATTAAATCTGTTACAGAAATTCTAACTGTTGCAATACCAGTTTGTTGTGTTACTGCTGCTCCAACAAAATCTACTGTTACACCAGTGCCAACAAAATTAAATCTATTAAAACTATTTGCTGCACCAACTTGAATATTGTTATTAAATACAGTAAAAGAACCAGGAATTAATCCAGATCCAGTTATTTGAGAAGAAGCAACCCAGTATCGTTTTCCGGTATTTCCACCAGCAGCAACTAAAACATATTGAGTTGCGCCAATTGGAGGAGGATTTGCACCAATAGAAGAAAGTCCAACTAATGGGTCACCCAAATCTGGTTCTGCTTGGTCCAGACCCAAAAATTCATAACGGTCTGTCGTAAGACCAGTTTGTGATTTCTTTTTAACTCTCTTGCTGAGAAATCCTGGAGTTGCCATTTATCTATTATTGATTTGAGGTTTCAAGAACACTTGTAATAAACTTAAGTTTTGCTGGAGTCGTACTTGCACTTCCGACGATTGTAATGAAGTCACCAGTTTCCAATACCAATTTACCAGGCAATAGATTTGCTGTATCATTTGCTGGAATTGAAAAATCTTTTACGATTTCTGTGGTTACAGTTGAACCAGAACTTACACGATTGTGATACCAACTAATCGATTGAGTACTATCACTAATATTAGCACACTGAGCTAATAGAAATACTCCAACATATCCTGCGGGTGCTGTGTAAACAAGATCAGTCGTCAACCCAACAACTTTGGTATATGTTTTAAAATTATTTACTGCTGCTGCCGCAATTGCCATTTCTAATACTCCTCCTTAATCTGATAGTGCAAGAATAAATGGTGTCATAGTAGTGAATAGTGCTTTTGTAAAATCTCTACCTGATATTTGACCTGTTGATTGGTTAATCACAACACCATCACCAATATTAAAATTACCTGATTGGTCTGTACTTGTATAAGTTACAGTTCCACCATCAATTTGAACTACTTTGTTTTCAGGGATTACAACACCACCAAGAGCAGGTTTTGCTGTAAAGATGTTTGTACCAGCACCAACGTGTTCGAATGAAATTGTGGATGCGAGTTGTAAACTTCCTCTTGCAAAATAAACAGTCGTTCCAGCACTAACTGTATTATTTAGTGTCTGTAAAAATGTGACTGTGGAAATACCAGCAGAAGGTAAAGTTGCAGAAGCAACCTTATAATAAATTGGTTGATAATTCGAAACAGATGCTGTTGCTGTTGTTCCTGCACCTCCTGGTCCTGCGATTGTAATTGTTGCACCAGCATTTAAATATTGAGAACCAGAATTTAAAACGTTAATTTCGGTGACTGAACCATTTACAACTGTTGCTGATGCTTGTGCGGCAACTCCATTTGGTCCAGTTGGATCACTAATCGTAACAGTTGGTTGACCTGTATATCCAGAACCACCACCATCTACTCGAATAGTATTGATATTATAATATAAAGTTCCAAAGTAACAAGATTGACCGTCATAAGGACGATTGGTTCCAACACCAGAAATCGTAATTACATTTGACCTTGCTGCTGCTTCTGTTGTTGCAGTTCCAGTATAACGGTAAATGGATTTCGTTGTATTATCTCCCACACCAACTGCATAAAGACCGTAATTGCCAAATGATGAGTTGGAGTTCGTAATATCACACTGCCCACCAGATGCTGTATAAATTGCTATATCATCACAAATCGTAAAGATAGAAACTAACTGTGCGTATCCACCATTTGTAATTGAAACACCAATACCACCTTGATTGTATTGAGTATAACTATCAACACTCATCGAACCAGTTACACCAATATCATCTTGGTCTCCTGGTTCTGCTGTAAATCCATCAACTTTGAGACCAATACTATTTGCAATAAAGTTAGTGCAGTTACGAATATAAGGTCCCTTGTCAATATTTCCAACACCTGGAGAGAATGATGGGTCATTTGGATTGGTAGTTCCAATGCCAGAATTGCCTGGATATGTGGTATTAATTCCCACACCAAGAACACTCAATCCTTGATTGATGATCGTTGTAACAACACCAACACAAGAGTAAATTGCTGATACAACATTTGCACAACCACTTAAACTTTGATTTCCATATGCACCATCGGGTTGCATACTTAAATCTTTTACTTGAGTATAATATGTTTGATAATTTCCACCACTTGTTTTTGCAAATGAAACATTATTGATGCACGACCTTGCAATTCCAGCAGCATAGTTTAGTGCATCAATTGTCTCTGTTTTTACTCCAACAATATGCTGAAGTGCTCCTGCTTCCGTATAATATGATTTGCCTGCGCCAACAGACTTGGAGTTTCCACCTCTTGTGATATCATAACAAACTGCTTTAAAAATCGATACGATATCTTCCTTGCAGTTTCTTATTGTACTTACACCAATTGTAAATGCTGGACTTCTATAATCAGTGCTCGTCAAATATCCCACAGTCTCACTTGCAATAAAATCAAGATTCAATCGAATCATTCTTGCTGCATCAAAAAATCTATCTGATGAAACACCAGACAATGGAACAAATGATATAACTGATGCACCATTAGTTGCAGGAGAACCATTAAAATTCAGGTTTGTCATATGACAACCGTTATTTACATAGAACAAATCTCGATCTGGATATTGTGGAGTTACGGTACAGTTACGAAGTTCTGTTCCTTGCACGGAAACATTTGCTGCTAATGTAATGGGATTGTTTTCGACAAAAGTTCCAGGGAATACCTTAATTGTATCTCCAGGTAATGCAAGTGCTGCTGCTGCTTTGATTGTTCTCTTTGCATCACTTTCCACCAAACCAGTATTTGTGTCACTTCCCAAATAAGAAACATAAATTGTTTTTCCAATTGAAGTCTTAATTCCAACTTGAACTGTTCCTTTTCCAAGTGCTTGAGAAGAAGTTAAAGTAAGACCAGTTCCTATTGTAAGTTGCGTTACAATGCCAACTAAATTAAGTCCACTTCCAGAGAAGGAAGACCCAGTAACAATTCCAGCAGAATTTAATTCACTTACAGTAGTAACACCAAGAGTTGTAATTCCTGTTGCTCTAAAATTAGTAACACTAATAACACCAAGAGTTGTAATTCCTGTTGCTCTTAAATTTGTAACAGAGGCAATACCACCAATAACATTTACTGATGTCGTTGCTGTGGATGCTTGAGAATCACCAGTAATACTAATATTATAAGTTCCAGATAATCTTGCTGGATCTATTATACCAGTTGTTATTCCCGAAGCATTTGAAAGATTATTAGCAGTTGTAGCAGTTCCAGATAGATTTCCACTAAATGTGGTTGCGGTAATTATTCCAGAAGAAATATTAATCTGACCTACAGTAGTAATACCAATATACGCATTTGTAATTGAAGCAATCCCAATGGTTGCTATTCCAACACTTGCAATTCCAGTATTAATTCTATCAAGAGAAGTAATTTGAATTCCTCTAAGATAATCAACAGTTAAATTAGTAATACTGGCAGTACTAATATTAGATAATGTAGTTGCTGTTAAAATTCCAATTGTTGCATTTGGTGTAGAAATATTAGATGCTGTTAAAAATCCTACAGTTGAAGTTCCAGAAACATTAGAGTTGGTTGCTCCCAAAAATCCTATAGTAGCAACTCCAATTGAAGCACTCGTGATTGTAGAATATCCAATAGTTGCGGTATTCGTTACTGTTAGATTTGTGGTTGTGGTAAGACCTAAATTGGAATTGCCACTAATGTTTAAACTTGTTCCAGTAACATTACCACCAGAAAGATTTGTAGCAGTAGTAGCAGTTGCCGCATTTCCGGAAATATTAACGGCATAAAGACCTGGTGTTAAATTTGATGCAGTTGCAGCAGAAGAAACATTAATATTATATGTTCCTTGCATTCTTGCTGGATTTATAAATCCAGCAAGAATATTTTCAGCACGAGTTAAGTATTGAGATCCTAATGCTCCATAAACATTAATATTATAATAACCAGACAATCTTTCACTACTAATAAAACCAGAAGTTATACCAGCAGCATTTGTAAGTATATTTGCACTATTTACATCAATTCCATAATAACCAGATAATCTAGAAGAACTAATTGTTCCGGAAGTTATATTCGCAGCATCATTTAATGTGTCTGCACTCGTTGCATTTCCTTGTAGAGTTCCAACAAACTTATCTGCGGTTATAGTTGTAGCACCAACAATACCACTTCCTTGGAGATTTAAATTATCACCAGAAGCCAACTCCTCAATTTGCTTGGATGTTGGATTTGCTATAAGTGGAAATCTGTCCGTCATTACTTATTGCTGGTACTTTTTTTCTTATAATATATAGGTTTCATTCTATGGAGCAAAATTAAATAGTTCCAATACCAACAGTGGAAGAAGATGTTTTTCCTGTATCTGGATTGAAATAATATGTTGGTGGTTCAAACTGTTTTAAATCTACTGCTCGCAATGCTGCAAGTTCTGTTTTGAGTTTATTGACCTCAACATCACCATATACTCTTCCTTGCAAAACAGCAAATGCTTGTCCTTCCATCTTATCTCGGATACTTCTCAGAGCACTTGATGATGTAATTAAACTATCAATCTTTGGAGTGTTTCTTGCAATAATCGCATCTCTACTTGTTTCTGCAGTAGTAATTGCAGTATCAAGTGGTGTACAAGTACCAGCACTTGGATTATTCGAAGATGTTCCCGTATAACCAATACCAAAAGGAGTTGTTGAACCAAAACCAACAGTAATTGTATCCCCCTCTTGTGCGTATGTGGATGATGTGGATATTGCGGGATACCCAGTAATTCCATAAGTATAAGTAATCTTAATAGGCCAAGAAGTATTGCCAGGATAATATCTCTCATAACCAGCACCACAGGCAGGTTCTGGGTATGTTGTCCTTAAATATCTTTCATTATCATTTAATTGTGCGTCTGTTTTATCCGAAAAACTAGAAGTCATCACCTCTTTCCATTGGAAAGGACCGACTGGACTTCCATTATTCACTCTTACTAACTTATGTCCAAATCCAAGTGCATCATTTCCCATAATTCCAACAGTTACTGGGTCTATAGGATTGTTTGAATAATCAAATATAGTTGCGTCAGTTTGTGTAGTTCTTATATCTGTAAAATTGGTATTGGTTGCTGCCTTTATGGATGTACCACTCAAAATTACTGATGGAAATGTGGATAAAATACCAACCGTAAATGAACCATTTGTTGTATTACCAATTGCTGCGGTACTTACAATCAAACTATTTACAGATACTGATGTGCTTATCATTGAACCAACACCAGCACCACCATAATTTGGATTCCAAACTATCTGAGATTCTATTGTGGTTCCAATACCAGAAACTGTTGTATTAAGTGCCAAAACACCAGAGAGAGTTATTGTATCTCCAACATTAATATTTCCAGTAGTTCCAATTCCAGTATGTGCGATAATAGTAGAACCAATACTAATTGAACCACTAAATTGTGTAGAAGATGCTACAATTGCTGTCGTTCCAAATCCAACAATTGAAGGTAAATTCGCAGAAGAAAATACTGTTGGATTATCTACATTGTCAGTAATTGTATCTCCAACTTGTAAATTTGATGTACCATCACTACTTAATATTGCTAAACTAGAACTTCCTATATTAATATTGCCTAAAAATTCTTTAACAATATTTGCACCATAATCCTGGTTTTGTGGTCTTCTATAATATTTTATTCCATATTTACCATAATCCGTCTTTACATTTGGATTTTTCTTACATTCATATATCGTATCTCCAAAATAGAAACCCCCAAATCCATAAGATTTTGTACCTATCTGTTCCCAATACAAATCACTTTTACAACCAGCAGCAATCCTAGCATCATAAGCAGTTTTTACTGATGCAATCGCAACATTAATCTCATCAACAAGAGGGATAATTTCTTTATCTATATTTTGAATAAGAGCATCAAATCGATCAATCTTAATATCCATAATTGTTAATTGATCCTTTAGCATCTCAACTTCTGCGAGTTTTCGGTCTAACTCTGTTTGTTGGTCCGCAATAATAGTTGCTGTAATTGAAGTATCACTATTTCCTACACCTATTCGTTGATTGTCTAATTGTGCTTGAAGAGTATTTACATTATTTGATGGTTTCTCATAATATTCTTGAGATTGACCGATGGACGCAAAATATTGCGAGACTGTGGAATTAATCTCTTGTATTTCAGCAATATAATCTCTTTCATTGGCCATAATAATTAATTATATTCTCTTTCTTTATAGTAATTAAACATATTTATTGGACTATTGCTTCTGTCCCAGAAGAAGTATATTGGCTATTGTCACCAGGATAGTCATTATAAGTTCCTTCATACTCTGGAATATTTTTATCTGTATCTGCTCTTTCACCATAAACAGTATAATAGCAATTTATAGCAGAACTACAATTATTTTTAATTAAAATTTTAGTTCCCCATTCAATCTTATCCACATACAATTCTTGATGTGATCCAACTGGAGTTAAATTTACAGTAATTGTTTCTGGATCTACTAATCTTCTCCAATATTCTGGTAATTCAATTACATTTGAGTTATTCAGTCTTCCTCGTACATACACATCCGCACTTGGACCTTCAATACAAACGTGCCTCAATCTCCACCCTTCCTTCGTTGGGTGTGGAATATCAAATGGTTTTTTTCCGGTGCATTTGGTAATATCAACACCTGGACCCAAAACACCAACGTTAGCCACAATAGTGTTAAAAACTCCTGCTTGTGCTTGAATTAATGGGGTTATAGTAACTGCTTGACAAACCTTTGGCCCTTGTGATATGTTTACTGCCGATTGTATTTTAGCGCCATTATCAAGATTAAGTGCGGCTGCAATTTTTGCTCCAATTCTACTAGTAAATCCAAAAATATTTGATACTCCTAAATCATTTATAGTTCCTGCCGTATTTGTAATGCCAGCAAAATTTGATATTCCTGTAACTTCCAAAGAAGCAGGAGCAGCAACACCCAATGGTGTTCCAATCATACAAGTTGCTCGTGCAACTCCAATCTGTGGCGTTAAACCAATATAACAAGGTCCATTGATAACTGCAGTTCCTGGAAGTAGTTTTGCTCCAGCAGTTAAAAATGATGTATCAAGTTGTCCTACAACTAGTTTTTCACCAACATTTGAAATAGTGCAATCCATAATTATTATCCTTTTGGTTTATTTGGAACAAATAGATGCAAAGAAATCCTTAAAATCTTTGATTGCTTTTAATATTTTACCCATTATAGAAGAACTATCAGTATCCACACCAGAAGAACACGATGCTTTTGTTGATGTTGCTAAATCTAATGATGTGCCAGCAATTTGAGTCTTATTGGCACCAGCAAAAGAAATATTTGTTCCCTGGCCTGATACTGTTGGTGCATCCATATTAACTTGTTTTGATGCTTGAATTGTAACTTCTCCCCCAACTCCATCAACACCAACTAAACGAATATTTGCTGCTTTGAGGGTTATAGTTCCATTTAATGCTTGAATAAGAATACTTCCATTTTCAGCATCAATAATTCTCGCAAATTCCTCTGGATTTTTAACATTAAATCCAGATACTTCTTTTAATGTCCCATTAATAGCAAAATCACAATTTCCATTTTTATACATATTAATTCCTTGTTTAGTTGGTGTTGATAACCCCAACTCTATATCACCATTTGCGAAACTTTTAGTTCCAGCCTCAAACCTATACCAATCGGTTTGAGTTACTTGTTGATTTTCGTTACATCCACTCATACACAATCCACCACTGATGTTACAATTCCAGCAATTGCTGCTTGATTTACTTGATCTTGAGTGATCGTAGTATATATTGGAGTAAATTTCATAATTGGAACAACATTTGCAGCAACTCCTGACCTGGTATTTATAGTTAATGTTGGTGTCCTATCAAATCCACAAATTGGATTTGTTAGTGGTTGAATGCCAATAATAGCACCAGAACCAGGAGTTACTATTGGAGTATAGGTATTCTTACCATCTGTGATTGTATCCCCAGTTGTATATCCATATCCAGGTGCGATTACAATTATATTTTGAACGCAACCAGACACATCACCAGAATTTGCAACATTAGTTCCAGTTCCTCCAGTTCCAGTTCCTCCAGTTCCTCCAGTTCCAATTCCTCCAGTTCCTCCAGTTCCAGTATCAGATCCTATATTTGTATAATTTCCTTGTGCGTAACCAGAACCAGGATTAGTAACGTATATGGTTTCAATTGAACCAGTATCTTGATTGATTATGCTTTGTGCTTCTGCTCCAGAACCACAACCACTATTATCAACAATAGAAATTGTCGGTGGAATTGTATATCCAACACCACTACTTAATATTTCAACTGAAAATATAGATCCAGTATTATCAACAATTGGTATTGCCTTCGCTCCTATGCCATCACCAAAAATATTAACAATTGGTGGAATACAAGTAGCATACTTTGATCCAACTGGTAATGGTACAATATCATATTGACTTGTTGGATTTTGAACTTTTTGATTGCATTTATTAAAGATATTATTAAATCTTCCATTAATTCCAGCATAAAGTGGAGTCACTGCAAGTGCATCTTCAATAGATCCCAAATCTTTACTCACACCTTTAAATACATTCACACCATCAACCATTTTTTCCCAATTGTCCGCATCTTTTTCACTTGGACCAAATTTAGAAGCCCAAACGTGTGGAGTTTTACAAGCAAGACCAGTGCATTCAAGAAAACTAAAAATTTGTGATGCCAATGAACTTGCTTGATTTAAAATTCCAGAAACAGTTGAAAGACCACCAGTCAACCAACCAATTCCAGACATAATAGTAGAAAGTGCGCTTTCTATACTATCCATTACTTTTGCTAAAATTCCAGCAGTCCATTGCTCTACTGCACAAACTGGGGCATTGATTGTATTTGCTGCTAAATCGCCAAGAAGATTTTCAATGAATGGGAGAAAATTAAGTTTTTCAAGAATACAAAAAATTACATCTAATATTTTTTTCATTGTCTCCAAAACAATTGTTTGTTGTGGAGGAGGAACAACCAGTCCTACAAGTTTTCTAAAAGCCCAAGCAATACATTTGAAAATTGTATTTCTTAAATTATTGATAATTAATTTTATAATTCCACCAATTTGTCTAGCACATTTTTTAATTGAATTTCCAATATCTACAATTTCATTTAATACTGGGTCAATATAAGTACTTAAATACTTATCCAATCCATTTGTGACTGCAATAAAATCTTGAAGACCTTGTGTGATTTGACCGATTAAATTATTTTGACAACCATTTGCACCAATATAAGTTTTATCGCATTTTTTTTCTATTCCATAAGTTGATTGAGCCTGGCAAACCAATTTATCTCCAAATAAATTTAATTTGGGATCAAATGCATTGATATTTGTTGTAAATCCTTTCACACTATCCCAAGAAACACTGTTCTTTAGAATACCACTAGCATCAAGTCCAACATCAAGGTTTGCTGCATCCGCAAACGAAATTGGTATTGGTGAAGTTTCTTGTGTTGTAGATGCTGTTGGATTTGCTTGGTCTATTTCTTTATTTTTTCTTACTTCTCTTTGTGTTGATTGTATTTTGCCTCCAGGATGACCTGTAAATGGTTTAAATCCTGAACTCATATCTGCTTTTACATTCTGCTCACTAATTAAGTTCTTAACACCATCACTTCTGTGGAGAAGACCAAGAACTACTGGTTGTTGTGCGTCATCACCATCTAAGAAAAAACCAAAACAAGTTTCTCCACCTTTTAGATCTAATGTTTTTCCTGTTCCTCCTTGAGCGCTACCAAAGGCAGGGTCTATCATTACCTGCGCCCAAGGTAAATCCTCATCACTCAAAACAGAACCAGAAAAAGGATGATAACCAATAATTCTTACTTTACAACGATAGTTCCAATCACCATTAAAATAATCTGCTGCCTTTTTCCAATAATCTGGATGAGCAACTTGTCCTATCCACCAACTGAAACCATCTTTACCGATGTAATTGGATTTTAATAAAGCTTCTTCAATCATTGTAAATTCTACACTCCAATGCGTTTGGGTTTAAATCACAAAATAGTTCTAATGAATTTGGTGCCACTGTGGACTCTGGATGATTATTTTGATATTTTAAAAGTTCTTCCAGATATGCTTGTAGATATCTCTTTCTTTGTACGTTCAATGAGGAATTTTCTAGTTCCTCATATATGTTGTTTATAAGTTCTTGTAGTTCCATTTCTCTTATTTATTTGGACTATAAAGACCGTAACTATCACGAATTAATCTCAAACTTGTAACCATTTGCCCACCCTCAAAATGATGTCTCAATTCTTTAATTAAATAATATCCACTCTGCTCTTCATCTGATGTCATATTTGTATTTCTATCTATTCGTAGAAACTCTGCGTGAATAATTCCACCTGCTTTCAAATTTACATTACAAGGAACAACCATATTTAGTGCTTGTGTAAACAATAAATTGTATCTAGAGTATGACATTGCCATATCAGCACCACTTCTTAACTTATCACTCACTGAACCATCTGGTTTTAATGCTCCCCTATCTGATGTTCTTACCATAATACGAGAAATGCTATCACCAAACTCATCAGATACAGCAATACTTTCAGCACCACCCAATTTATTCTTAACTTGGTCTTTTACTTTATAAGTATACAAATCCAAAGTATTGGAATACAAATCATAAAAATAAGTTTTATTTGCATACATACCAACTCGTAATGATTTCATTAAGTCGATATTCTTTTCATAGTTATAATTTAATATATTAAAATTGGTTTTTGCCTGATTTTCTTCAATTACTTGCGTGAAAAGATAGTATGGTATATTTTCTTTATCGGCACTATTGGTTTGTATCTTTGTGCTTGAAACTAAACTATCAATACTTCTAAAATTAAATCCATCTTTGTTTTCATAAAATAAGAATCCAGCAGTTCCTCTTGCTTCTTCTCCTGAAGTTCCTGAATTTTGTCCGTTTGCTGGAACTGCTTTTGGTCCCAACCAAGTTAAAACGTGAAATGGTTTGCGATTGTTTCCGATGAAAGAATAATCATTTGATGTTTGTTCTATGTTTTCAGTTTTATACTTTTTAGTTTTTAAATCATTTTTAAGAATTTTAGTAACAGTAGATTGCAAATTTCCTCTATAAATTGTCTGACATCTTGAAGTCTCATTTGTTAATCCTTCACGAGAAACAAGATGTAAAGTAAAGATTTCATTTGAGTGTTGTGCGTCAAGATTACTTACTTTATAAACATATAAGTCATCAAGCACAAACTCACCAAAAGCAGTATCAACACTAATTGTAACTTTCTCTCCACCACGAATTGGTAAAATATTAAACAAGGACGAACTGTTCATTAGTTGTGCTATAGCAGTCACACAAGGAGACAAAATATCCTCAAAATAATCAAAGAACAAACAAGAGTTTGTAACATCAACAGTTGTACTACCATCCAAAGTTTGAATGGTAAAATAATTGGGTTTAAATGAACCTACTGCTGCTGCCATTACGTTGCGGAAAGATTGGTGAGTAACATTGTTTTCATAAGACTATTTACCACTTGACCTTCTGTTGGTCCAGGCATAATCACAGTTCCACCACCTCCACCTCCTCCAACAGGAATGAAGACTGGTTTTTGTCCTCCACTACCTCCACCCATCATTATAGGCATAATCACAGAAGCACCACCTGGTTGATTATATGATGGATAACTACTCATTTGATTTATTAACCCTTTTTTATACATCTCAAGCATTTTGGGGTCTGCTTCTGGTCCACCAATTCCAGGTCTCTTTGAAGCATCCATTATTGCTTTAATTCTGGAAAGATTTGAATTTGGATCACTTGCTTCATTTGCAATAATAGATTTATGATACATTACATTTAATTTTTGTGCTTTTGCTAATTTTTCAACCAATTCAGCAGTTTTTAAATTATATTCCTTTTCTCCAGAAGCACCAGTTTCACCTTTTGTCACATCAGCATGTCCTGCAAAAATATGATATGCTCGTTTAGGGTCTTTCATCATTGCTTCAACTATTTTTTTTGCATTTGCTTCAGCACCTAATGCCATATCTGATTCTAAAATATTTCCACCTCGATTTGTAACACCCAATCCTCCTCTAAAATTTTTACCATAAGTCCCGAAACTAGAAACAAGTGCTTGAGAAACAGCAGTATCTGGACTAGTATTACTTGGAATTAATCCTGTTTTTTGTCCTTTTGCATTTGGGTCTGCGTGTAATTCTAAAACAAAAGGATTAGAACCTGCTCCCGAAACTCCTGCCTTTGGTTTGACTTTTATATTTCCACCAAATCTAAAATACTTATCTCCTTCATTATTTGGTATTGAAATTCCACCTCCTCCTCTTCTAACTTCAAAATGGACGTGAGGTCCCGTAGAATTTCCTGTGCTTCCTACATTTCCAATTACAGTTCCAGGTTCTATTTGTTGTCCTTCTTTGACTGATATTTTACTTAAGTGCCCATAAAGAGTTGTATTGCCACCAGGGTGGGAAATCATAACCATATATCCGTATCCACCATCATTCCATCCAGCAGAAGTAACGGTTCCTGGTTGAATTACACTTACTGGGGTTCCATCTGGTCTTGGGTAATCAACACCAGTGTGTGTTCTCCCCCATCTCCATCCATAAGGAGAAGATACAACCCTACTTGGAATATCTCCACCTTCTGCAGTCATCTCTGGAAGTTCTCCTGGAAGTTCAGGAGAATCGGGAATTGCATCTGGATCTAAACCATAATCTAACATCATTTCATCAGAACCAGCAGCAGATGCGGCAGCATTTACCATTGAAGCAAATGATTTATTAATAAATTCTTCAAATTTTCCAACCGACTGTTCGAATTTACTTATAGAATCAACAAAAGAACTAGACCCACCAGTAAGTGCTTTTTGTTTTTCTTCTTGTCCTTTTAATCGTTCGGCAAGTTTTTGTTTAAGAGCACTTCCACCTTCATATACCCTATCAGCAGTATATCCACCAAGAAAACTTCCAGCCATACTTCCAACAACAAAACCAAGTCCAGGAATAGGAATAAGTGCTTGACCGATTGCTCCCCCAAGAAGACTACCAGCAAGTGCTCCACCTGCTCCTGCTGCTGATTTTCCTACACTTTCACCTTCCGCAAGACCAGTCGCAAAATCAAGTCCAGCAAATAGTGCATTACCAACACCAACTGCTCTCATACCACCCAATTTCAATCGTGGTCCTCTAATTGTTGGTTTTGGTGGTCTTATGTTTGATGGTTTTTGTGGTTTTCCTAACTTTCCTCTACCTGGAAACATATTACCAACAAATCCAGCAAGGTCCAATGCTCCACTAAACAAAGAACCCAGTAGGTTTCCTGGTCTTCCAAAATTACTTGCGATATTTAAACTAGCAAGTGCTTTTATCTTTTTCTTGTCTGGTAGTTTTAATTTTTCTAATGACCTTTTTTCTACTTCTAAAAATTTACCAAAATTAATGTATTCACGTTGAAACTTTGGTAAAGAGCTTGACCTTGAACCAAGTGAAACAATATTATTTGCCGCAGCAACTAATGGAGAAGAGAGTGTTTTTTTCATTATCCGTCAACGATATTGTAAACCATTCTAGAATAAAGAACCAAGAAATTATCTGTATTTGCTGCTGGCAAAAATGGAACTGATGGTCCACTCCCTTGTGAAGGTGGAGGAGCACTTGCCCCACCACCACCTGTTTGTTGTTGTCCTCCACCACTCAAATTAATCGGCATCACAACAGGTTGTTGTTGCTGCTGTGATGGTGGTGGTTGAGAAACATTTGTTGCTAAGTTTTTATATTGTTCTCTTTTTTCTGGTGGAAGCATCCAATCTGGCAAACCTGGGCCACCTTGTCCAGGTGCCGGTTTTAGTGTTGATGATGGTAATACTGGTGCTGGTGGTGCTCCAAGAATTGCACCTGGTGTTCTTTTGGACTGTCTTTCTCTTATTTGTTGTAAAAATTTTCTATTTTTTTGTTCGTGTGGATTGTTGGGTGTGTAAGCAGATCCAACTATTGGTTTGCTGTAGGCAGCTCTTTCAAATTCATTATAAAAAAGACTTGCTGCATCTTCTGGTGTTTTGGATGCTTTCATTCTTTCCAAAGTTCCAAGTTGTTGTGCTTCTATGACACCATACTGCAATTGAGCTTGATTGCTCATTGGGTCAAGATTTTTTGATTTTGCCCATTCTCTAAATTTTGCCTCTCTGTTTTTATCTAACTGAAACATTCCAAAATAACCACCCTCTGGTGCATTAGTTCTATAACCACTTTCCCTCATCGCATTGGATAACATACCGTAAGCAACATTTTCTCCATAATTTTGTTTAAGATAATCAAACATTTGAGATTCAATTTGTTCTTGATTCCCACTAATTATTCCTGTATCTGGTGGATTTATACCAGGACCACCAGGACCACCAGGACTACCAGGACTACTCCCACCACCTCCTCCACCACTAGAAGAACCCTTTGATTTTTCGTTCTTCATATTAAATAATTTGCTGATTACATTTGCAAATCTATCAACAATTGAAGAAAACTTATCAACAACATCTCCAGGAATATCTGGCGATGTTTGTGCTGCTTGTGCTTGGTCTTGTGGACTATCAGAAAGTGCATTCACCGTACCAGCACCAAGAGCACCAAGTCCTAATGCACCAGCACCAAGAGCAAGCATTTTTCCTTTTCCACCCATCATTCTTCCTAGTCCTCTTGGAGCAGATTTCCTCAATCCACTACCAGGAATATCAACATCAAGATTCAATCCTCCACCACCAGAAGGTGAAGCAACAGGAAGATTGGATAATTGTTTTACAATTTTGATTATAACTTGACGAATTAATTTTGCAACCTCAAAACTTTCAGTAAATGATTTTTTAAGTGTTTCTAAATTATCTCTTACCTTATCAATATTTTTTTTATTGCCAAAGAAATTTATAAAACCTAATGCAGTCTTATAAACATTTAAAAACTTACCAAGAATTCCAATTGGTTTTGCATCATCTACTTGTTTCAATCTTCTTTGATAATCAGAAGAAAACCCTTGAAGTGTTTTATTAATTGTGCTCGTTACATTATTATTAATATTTGTAGATATTGTGCTTACAATACTGCCTGTCGCAGAAGGTGCTGGTTGAACTCCTGCTCTTTGAAATCCTACGATTTTATTTGCAGCACTATTCACAACAGAAGCACCAAGTATAGAACCACCCGAAATAAAGTTCTGTGCTGCTGCTTTATTTGTATTCTGTCTTCCTACTATTTTTTCTGGACTAAGAACAGAACTAACCATTTTGTTGTTGCTGCTGTTTTAATTTTTCTTCTTCGATGTGTTGCTGTAAAAGTGCTAAGTAAATATCCCTCTCCCAAGGAATCATTGCTTCTATCTCAGTTAATGAATATTTATGGAACTGCATCAAGGCAAAATTAATTCTAAAATATGACTCTAGTTCCATATGAGCCATACTTAACCGAAAAAAGATGTCAATCCCTCCAACGTAACTTCACTTTCTGCTTTAGTTTTTGGATTTGTAACTTTTACGGTATGAGAAAGTCTAGGCATCGTATCAAAGAACCTCTCAATTTCCTTAAACTGATTTGGTGTTAAAGTTTCAATCCAATCAGTCAATTCTTTTTTGGTAGAATCCGCAGCGGACCAACTTTCCTCTGCGTTAAAAATAACATCAATACAAGAAGCAATTATATCAAAAGACCTGTCAATACTTGATGAACTTTGATTTGAACTAAAATCAAAATTAGTTTTAATAAATTGGTCCAATGAAGGATACTTCATTCTCAAAACCAAATCAGTATCAAGTTGAATGTCTCTATTGTGTTCTGGATCTTCTTGAACTTGAATTTGGTCTATGAAAACAGTCACTGGAACTTGCGTTTCTCCATCATCACCACAAGTTATAATCAAGTCAAGACTTTCTCCAACTGACTTACCACGAACATTTAAGAAAATATATTCAATATCAAAAGTAGGTAATTCTTCTACTTTAATTCCTTTTGTTAAAATGCAATCTTTTAATACTTGCTTGATTGCATTTGTAATTTCTTTTGTGCTTTGACTTTCAAGAGCAAGAATTAATATCTTCTCTTCTTTGACTAAAAATGGTCTGTATTTAATTGTTTTTCCAGTTGATGGTAAAACCAATTCATATTGTGGAGTTGAAATCTTGGGTAATGGCATAATTTATACTATCATTAAAATTATTTATTCCTCTATTTCCCTTTGTTTCTCTCCATTGTGTATCTAGTATATTGGAAAGTCACCGTTGTTTTTGTAATTTGACTTCCCTCATAAGTCAAAGGCATTGCAGTTAAATTAGTTGGAAATGCATCAATCATTCTATAAGTCAAATGTGGGGAATATCCAATATTTTCTGGGTCATTACTATTAAAAAATCTTTCAAATTTTGTAATAGAAATAATTCTTTTATAGTCATCTGGATATCTGAATCGGAAAAAGTCTGGTCTTTCTTTTGCTCTACTATTACCTTGACCGACTTCACTTGCAGGAATCCTACCCAAGTCAGAATATAATGGATTAATATAATTCATCCATTCTTCAAAAAGTCTAATCAATTGATGCCTATTATCCACATAAAAAGTTACTGTAAATTCTGGAAAAATTCTTCTCGTTGGAAATCGTTCAATTGTTCCTTGACGACTTCCCATCTCTTCAGTGACATCAAATTGTGCTCCAGGAATTATTGCTTCCGCACAATAAAAGTCATATAAAAATGTTTTTCTGTCATTTCTAGTGATATCAGAATCACTCAACCACTTCATCAATCCAGTTCCACCAGCATCGGCATCTTGATTTGTTAAGTGTAAAGATAATTTAAATTGACTGGTAAGAGATAAATTTCCAAAAATATCTCTTGCTCCTGGAAGTCCGTTTTTTGGACTTCCATCAGTCATTTTAACATAGAATGGTCCTATGTCTGGTTTTCCTCTTCCTGGAGCTGGAGAAGCCATCTATAAATATCTTAAGTGTTTATAATATGTATGCCTCGTAACGAAGATAGTAAATATAGACAGGGAAAATATAGACCCCATAATCCACAAAAATATGGTGGAGACCCATCAAATATTGTTTATAGATCTTCTTATGAATTGAAGTTTATGCAATATTGTGATTTGACTGAAAGTGTAAACTCCTGGAAAAGTGAAGAATTTTGCATCCCCTACCGTTCACCAATTGATAATAAAGTTCACCGATACTTTCCTGATTTTTTTGTGAAGTATAGAGATAAAGAAGGCAACAATCGAACTCTTGTTGTTGAAATCAAACCACAAAAAGACTTAAAAATGCCTGAAACAAATCCAAAAAGAAGAACAAAGTCTTGGGCGTATTCAGTTAAAATGTGGGCCATCAATCAAGCAAAATGGGAAGCAGCAAGAGATTGGTGTGCTGATAGAAAATATGAGTTCAAGATTTTTACAGAAAAAGAATTGGGGATTCCAGTCAAATGATCGCAGATGACATCAGAAAGCAAGCAGGCAACAAATATCGTAGCACTGATTGGTGGACAAATTCACTAATGAATGAGTTGAGAAATCAACAAAAAAGAGATATTAATGAAGCAGATACTGGATTTATAAAACCAGGTGATTTGGTTTTCTTTTTATATTCCGCAAAGTATCCACAAAAATATGAATACTGGGATAAACACCCTTTGTCTTATGTTTTAGACATTAGTTTTAATGAAGGTTGGTTTCTTGGAGCAAATCTCCATTACCTCAATCCACAATACCGTGGAGGTGTCGCACAATCCTTTCTAAATAAAGAAGGAATTGTAAACGCACCCAAGAAAACTTTACACAAATACCTCTTCTCTGGGGTAATGACCGAATTCTTTAAAGTGCCTGAAAAAGAATGGAGAGAGGTATCATTACTTCCAACAGAGAAGTTTGTTGATAAAAGAGGTCAACCAGTATTTAAAACCAAAGTTTGGGACGCACCATAGATGGCTCAAAATCCTAATATAAATTTTACAACCGCAAATAGTATAATTAATGTTAATGGAACTATTGTGAAAGCCATTAATGTTAATGACCCTTCAAAATATTCTGCTGGACAACCAGTAGACCCAAACAGCAATGATCCTCTCATAAAAGGATTAAATTATACAATTGATGGTGGCCCAAATGGAACTGGAAAAGTAAGTTATTCTAAAAATGGTGTAAACTATGATAGTTTGAATAGTTATGCACAAAGTCCTGCAGCAAGATTTGGTGGTGGATATACAGCAAATACCACAAAGAATATTCAAACTGCAATGCAAAAAAATCTTGCAACTGCAATATCAACATCATTACCAACACAACCATCTGCACAAAACCCAAATCCAGGTGGCAATATAGGAATAACAGCAGCAATACCAGGATTAGGTGGAATACAAGGGTTAATTGATGCATTAACAACACCTGGATTGCCAGGTATACAAAACTTAAATTTTTCAAGCAAAAATGAAAAAGACTTATTTAAAAATGGAGGACTTTTAAAATATCCTAGTGATATTTTAGAAAATCAACAAGATACATTACAAATTACAATGTATAACTATCAAGCACCTCTTGGAGATGCGTTTCTCAAAAGTAATTCATCAGATATTTTTGCAAAAGGATTACAAAGAAATAGCGCTCTAAAAGAACGTATAGGAACTGTAATTTTGCCAATTCCCTCTGGAATTCAAGACAATAATGCGATAAGTTGGGGTGATGATAGTATGAATAATTACTCTGCAGGAGTTGCAAATTATATGATTGGTAAAACACAAGAAGCAATACTGGGTCAAGCAGGTGCAGCAGCAGGTGCAGCAGCATTAGGAATATCACCACAAATGTTTATAACACTTTCGACACTTGCTCGTGCTGGGGTGTCCCCAGATAACCCTTTAATAAAACCTAGTATTATTTCTCAACTTTTGAAAAATGCTGGAGTTGAACTTCCAGCAGAAACTATTTTAGCAAGAGGTGCTGGTATTGTACCAAATTCAAATCTTGAATTATTATTTCAAGGTCCAACACTTCGTTCATTTGGTTTCACTTGGCGTATGAGTCCAAGAAGTGAACCAGAAGCAAGAAATGTAAAAAGAATTATTCGTATGTTTAAACAGGGTAGTGCTCCAAGAAAATTAAACTCACAATCTGGTGCTGGTGCTAATTCTCTTTTTCTTGGAACTCCAAATGTTTTTAAACTTTCATATAAAACAGCAGGAAATAAAGAAATATCTGGATTAAATAAATTTAAGATATGTGCTCTTGTCAATATGAGTGTAGTTTATGCTCCTGATGGTCAATGGGCTGCATATGATGAAGGACAACCAGTATCTTTAACAATGAATTTAAACTTCCAAGAAATTGAACCTGTATATGAAAGTGATTATCAAACAAATCTTTCAGATGAGTTTAAAGGTAATCTTAGATTAGATAATTATAGCCCAGTAAAACCAGATGATGTAGGATACTAAAATGTCATATTTCAGAGAACTTCCAAATTTCGAATATATTGCGAATTTTCCTAATCAGTCATTTAATGACGATTATGTCGTAGCAAAAAATATATTCAAAAGAGCAAAATTACGTAGTGATATTGCAAATGCCGTAACTGCTTTTAACTATTATCAAATTATTGATAACGAAAGACCAGACCAAGTTGCTGCAAAAGTTTATGATAACGCAGAACTCGATTGGGTGATTTTAACCACCAACAATATCACAAATATCAATCAAGATTGGCCGTTAGATAATAATAGTTTTTATAAGTATCTTATTGATAAGTATGGAAGTGATGAAGAACTTGGAAAAACACATCACTGGGAAACTGTTGAGTTTAAAGATGAATATGGACGTGTTGTAGTTCCTGGTGGTTATCAAGTTGACCCAGCAAAAGCACTATCAGTCACCACTTCTGAAGGTCAAAACGATTATATTTTAAGTGAGTTTCCAAATGAAAATACAAATTATAGTATTACAATCAACTTAAATCAATATCTTCCTGTTTATAATGGTGAAACAGAAACCGCACAAGCAATCATAAAAGATATTGATCTTAACTCGTCTACATTAAAAGTTGCTGGAAGACAAAATAAAATTGATATTAGTGTCACAAATATTTTAGATAATTGGCCTACTAGTTGGGGAGGAAATACTACAATCAAGGGAAGATCTCAAAATACTAAAATTCAAGTTCTTGATATTGCATTTGAGAATGATATAATCCTTAATCCATTATTATATGAAATTGTAGGAGAAGAAGTAAATGGTGAAATTGTCCCTGTGTTTAAATTTAGACAACAAATCTAAATAAAATAAAAACCATATGTCTACCCCAACTCCTATAAGTGGTGTAAAAATAAAAATATCAACCGACGTTCAAGCAACTTCTATCACTGACACAAATTCGTCCAAAGTATCAACTTCATCAATTAAAGAAGTAAGTAATTATGAATATGAAGTTTTGGAAAATGAAAAGAAAAGAAAAATATTAATCCTAAAACCAGAATACTTATCAGTCTTTGTAAGTGATATGAAAAATATTATGAAATATGCGGAATCTTCACAATACGTAGATCAAAATACTAAACGTGGTTATAATCCAAAAATAACTGGGGTGTGAACCCTACAGACAAAAAAATACCCCCGATTTTTTTCGGGGGTAAAATGGATTTAAAAGTCGATTTTGAAATCAGGACTCTGCCAACTTTTGGAAGTATGAAAGTGCATCATCCTCGTCTTCGTCATCATCACTAGAAGCAGAAGAACGAACTGAAACAGATTCCTTCACAGAACGTGAAACTTCAACTTCTTCCTCTTCATCAATCGTTTCAGGGTCTTGGAACTTGGGAGTTCCCTTGAGACCAAGTGTATAATCAAGACGTTTCTTCAAATCTTCATAAGACTTGAATTCACTTGGAGCAACAAAATCATTCAAGTTATTGAGTGATTTGTAGATTGCTTCCAGTTCATCATCGTCATCAAGAAGAGCAGAAGGTGATGCAAATTCAGATTTATCATAGTTCCAATAACCATCTTTCTTCACCAACTTCAGTTTGAAGTTAGCACCCTTCCAGAAATCAAAAGGATTGATTGGTTCTTCATCATCAAACTCTGGTTGCATAGAAGCCATAATCTTATCAAAGATTTTCTTACCAAACTTATAAAGGAACACTCGTCCTTCATTCGCAGGGTTCGCAGGATCTTTTACAACATAGATGTTTGCGAAATACGAAAGCTTACGCTTGCGATCACGAACAATATTTTGATTATCTTTACTACCAGTATTCCAAAGTTCTCTGTTTGCTTCACATACAGGACAGTTTTGTCCCAAAGTTGTGAGACAGTTATCAATCAACCAACCACCAGTTCCTTGAAATGCGTGAGACCAGACCTGAGCCCAAGGTAGATCACAACCTTCGGGAGCAGGAAGAAAACGGATTACAGCAGAACCAGTTCCACCTTTATCCATTACAGGTTTCCAAAAACGATCATCATCTTTGGAACCACCGTCGTTGAGTTTTTCAACTTGTTTGATGAGTTTCTCGGTCAAAGAACCCAGTTTTGATTGCTTCTTCAAATCAGCAAATGACATTTGTATTCTCCGTATTTTTTGTATTGAGAGTATTGGATGTATTATCCGTATTAATTATAGCAGATATAAGGTCAGTCGTCAAGGGTCTTTTCGAGGTTTTCAATCGACTCTTCCATCTTCGCAAAGAATGTATTGATATTGTCTCCTGGTTCTAATCCAAATAATAAAGCAGAATCAAGAATTCGATTCTTCATTTCTATTGCTTCTGGATCATTAGATAGGGATAATCTAAAAATAAAGACTTTTTGTTTTTCTAAAAAATTCTTCATTGTTTCTAGAAGGTCCTTTTTTTTATCCGAATCGGAAAAAGGAATTTCAAATAATTCACTAAAAAGTTTGTGTTGAAGTTCATCAAGTTCAAACAAAGATTCTCTGACCTGTTCTGAATCAAAAAATCCACTCATAAAACAATCTCCTTGACAATTTGTTTATACTTTGCTACATCAATATTTAGAAAAGGTTGATACTTGCGAATTCTCAGACTGACGGTTTCCCACACTGGGTCTGTTAGTTTCTTATCAAACTTTTTCACATAACCCAATATCATATCCAATATAACCATTGTCTCCAAACTGATTGCTTTTTGAAAATACTTTTTGAGAATTTCTGGATGTTGATTGTTTTTTATCTCAAATAATTCCACAAAACTATCTTTGTTTATAAAGATTTCTGCTTCTGTTTTGAATAAGTAAAAAAGACTTTGAGATTTTTTCAACCAATTTGTATAAACTTGTTCTCCATTCTCAATGATTTCACCAATCCATAAAGATTGAGTGTCATTACATTCTGCAAAGTTTGCTACAAAATATGCTTTGATTTCATCATCATTTTTCTGTCTAGAAGTTCGTTCAAAGAAATACCTATCCTTCCTCTTATGAAAAGAATCCAGAGATGCTCTGGACTTTCCACAATATTTAAAGTAATCGTAATTTTCTTTTGTAAAATGATTTTTGAATGCTAAGTAAGTTTTATATACATCAAAAGGAGTCACAATGGCAATTTAGCACGAGTAGTTTTTTTCAAAAAATTCAATTCCATAGCATCATTTTTAAGTTTCTCTTTCAATGGTTTAGAAACTAATTTAGATATAGTATCAATTTCAATGCTATTTTCTTCACAATATGTGACGATTGCATCAATATAATTGATTTTGGATTCTTTAACAATATTCTCTATATCCTGAGCGAACTTTTGAGGACATAGAAACTTGTTATTTAATTCTTCCTTGAGTTTATCATTCATACTGCTGAAGTTTATCTCTAACAAATTCTCTAATATATTCGGTGAGTAACTTAATGTACTTTCCTTTATCATACTCTTCATAAATTTCGCATTCTCCATTTTCACAAGCCATAATGATGACAAATTTCTTTACCATTATACCAGTCATTTCATATAACATGCAAGCATAAGCAGCACATTGAACGAAATAATGCTCAATCCAATCTCTTGGTTTTGGTTTCTTAGAAGTTTTAAAGTCAATGACTGCTAATTCACCATTGTATTCGGCAATACAATCAACAGTTCCCGCAATACCTAAAACTTTGCTATACAAAGAATTTTCAAGTGCGTGAATATTATTTATCTTATTCAAATAAGGTTTCGCAATTCCAAATAACATTTGCGAAATTGGAAGAACCTCAGAATTAAACTCTTCATTCTTCAAATACATTTCAGCAAGTGTATGCATATCAGTCCCACGACTGGTTGCTTGCTTTGTGATTTTATTTGCTTGTTCTTCTCCTACTTTTTTTCTCCAATCAGCAAAGAACTGACGGTTCTTATGACTGGTTACAGAAGTAATGGAGACCAATTTAATTAACTGGTCTTCATTTGGAACCTTATAATAACGAACTCCATCAATGGTCTCCCTCTCCAATTGAGGGAGATTCAAATTCACATAATTAAATCTTTCTATTTTCTTTTGCTTTGAACCATATAATTCATTATATTTTTCAATTAAAGGATTTGACATCACAACCCGAGTTCAAGTTTTGCAGTAATATATTCTTTCACAAGACCAGAACGAACAATGTCATCAACACCAAATTCGACCAGTTCGAATGAATCCATTTTTCTCAAAATATTCATAAAGTCAACAATGCCATTTCTCTCATTTGCTTTTACTAAATCAGATTGAGTTGCATCACCACAAAAACAAATTCTACTATTTTCACCAACACGAGTGATAATAGAATCCAATTCGTGAAAATTAAGATTCTGCATCTCATCAATAATGATAATTGAATTATCAAGTGTTGTACCACGAATAAAAGATGTACTCCAGAACTTTACAGTTTCCTGAGATTTGAGATTACCATAAAGCATCTCAAAATCAGCATCACTTGGCATCTGGAACATATACTTTACCATATTCTTATAAGGAATTTGATAAAGAGCAGACTTATCATCGTGGTCTCCTGGGAGAAAACCAATTTCACGAGTTGCTACAAGAGAACGAACCACATAGATTTGTTCGTATGGTGTTGTCTCATCAAATACATCTTTGAGTGCGTTGTACAGAGTGATAAATGTCTTGCCTGTACCAGCAGCACCATAAGCAACTAAATGCTTACCTTCCTCATATGCCTTAAAAAGTTTCCTTTGATTTTCTGTAAGAGGTTCAATATCAACCAAATAGTCAGCACTAATTGGTTTTCTTTTTTTCATTTGCCTAGTCGTCAAACCAACTCCAATTGGGTGGTTGTCATTGCTCCTTCTTTTTCTTGCCATAGTTAAATAGGTTTTACATTTGCACCTGGGACTTTTGAAACCTTGTGTAGGACATCATTCCATCCAGGGTTTCTTCTGATATGTTTACTTAATAAATCCCCAACCTCTCCTGGTGAGGCACAACCCTTAGACCAATCTCTATGCCATTCTGGATTGTCTTTATACCATTGAGTAATGTCATGAACACTCATTTCAATTACTTTTGTTTCACCAGTTTCTTTGTGAATAATTGGATATATTGCCAAAAGTTATACCTCCATTTTATATAAAATTATTTAGATCAGGGACTCAAACGTGCCTTATGAAGACGCTTCTCCTCATAATAACTAAAAATCTCAGGAACCCATTCTTTAATGATAGGGACCATTGCTTCACAAAGTGCCTGAATTTCTACTTGTGCATCCAACTTTGCACGAAGATCGAGAAAGTGTAGTGCAGCACGAAGAGAGAATGAGACTACAAAGTTCTGACGAATATTTTGAGGAAGATAATCGCGGAGATGTTCTTCTGCCATACCACGAGTATTGTAACCCTCTGCATACCTCTCAGATGCCGACAGACAAAACTTTAACTGCCTTTCGTAATCTTCCCTAGTCCATTCATACTTATGCCCTTTACGGTCAAGGTAGAGACCTTCTGGACGCACATAATAAACCTTTTCTGGTTTCAGTTCACCCTTGGCAACCTTAAGTACACGACGACCAGTATAACGTTGAGATTGAACATCAAAAGACACACCAACACGATGAGTTCGTGCCTGAACCATTACATTATGAACAAATCCAACGCAATCCAAAGTAATCGCAGGATGCTCCAATGGACCCCAGTGCCCACGTTCATTTGCAAGTAGTTGCTCAATAACCCATTTACCACATTCCTTTTCATTTGGTGGAAGTTTGGTATGAATGGGATCTTCGGAATAGTCATTCTTACCTCCTTGCCATACAAGAGTTTGTGGAAGTTGTGTTTGATTAAGCATCACAACTTTCATTTCTTTATCCAATTCAAGAAGATCTTTTGCTTTAATTGGTTTCATTTCTTTCCAAATCCTTTTGATGTAAGTTTTTCTAATTCAACAAGTTCATTTTCCACAACTCTCAATTGTGATCTCATTTCTTTTAGTTGTTTGTCTGAATACAAATGTTCTTGTTTGATTAATCTTTTAAGTAGTTTAACTAATTGCCTCGATCTACTAGTCATCATATTCCTCAAATATTTCATCGTAATCAATAATTTTTTGATTACTTTTTGCTTTATGTGCTTGAACGTCTGTGTAGATTTCTGCCTTCAAAGAATCCAAAAGCAGTTCCATATTCCTTATAATCAGTTTAACTTTTTCTCTATCCATATAATAAAGTTATCTTCAGTTATTCTACACAAAAAAAGGGGAGAAGTCAATTCTCCCCTTAATTATTTTCTTTTTTTTGTTTCTTTTGGGACATATCCATAAACTTTTGGACTTACTTTTCCATCAGTCCATTTAATTTCTTTAATTGTACCCTTTCCATATTCATCATAATAAGTATCAAACACTTCCACCTTGCTGCCTGCTTGCACTATATCATATTTTTCTTTATCTTTTAGAAGATACGTCACAAGATAAGAATTTATAGGAAGACTCTTATCTTGTGCTAATGTTCTATCACAATCTTTATGTATAATATTCAATATTTTTCTCCAGTTTTCAACCTCTATTTCCCCAAACAACATCAGGGTATGCTTCTGAAACAATTTCTTTATTGATTTTATATCTATTTTCAAGTTTCTTATCTTTACACAAACAAAGAATTTCTGCTTCTAATGGATGAAGACCTTCAAGAAGATTTACAAAAATATTTTCTCTACGAATTCCGTTCAACGTATCATTTCCACCTTTAATG